CGAGCAACTCCAACTGCTGTACCACCACGACCAAACTTTCTTCTTAATTCTAAACCTCTACGAGCATTATTTGCCATTGATTCTGTTGGTCTTAAATCTAAATCTTCTAAAGATCTTTTAGACATTTCATCTTCCATGTCGATGTAACTTTCCATATCATCCATTTCGTTATTTGAATCATCGTTTCCTACCGTTACATATCCATCTGGAATTACTGCAAATCTACAGGCACCTTCTTCTTCGATTGGCATTTCTAATATTGCACACGCAATAGATGTTTTATGCAATGCACAGTTTCCACAGTTTACTCCTATGGAATTATTTTCATTATTTTCACCATCTACATAACCAACCCAAATTCCTTCTGCTTTATCTAAAGGACCTACTTCTTCTGCAAGTTTTAATAGCGAGTCTGCTAACATTCTTTCAGCATCTGAAAGTTTGTCGTATAGTGGTTTTCCTTCCCACTCTTGTTTAATTACATCTGGATACATTCTTTTTGAATTTGGCTCTGCTGCGTAAAGTGCTCTTTGTTGTTCTATTGCAGAAGGTCTACTATTATGACAGCCTTTTACGTCCCCATCTGGGCCAACAACGGCATACCCTTTACATCCACCATAGTTCATTCTAATATCATAAGGCATAATAAAATTATATCACCTTTCTTGAGTGTCTTTTTCGTACTTATCTAAAAGGTTTTGTAAAAAGAACCTTTCTTCTTCTGGAAGTATAGATAAAATTGACTTAGTATAGTCTATATTTTTAGGCATAACCATTGGGGTACCGTCAGAATCAAAGGTCATTTCTATAAGTTCTTTACTCCATAGTTTAAAGGCTAGTTCATTAATCATTTTAAAATGTTCATCAAATAATTCTGGAAATAATTCTTGGCATTTAGGGGTTAGGTTATATATAAATTGATCTGATAAATCATCATACCCTTTAATTTCCAATGCCCCCATTTCTAATAGTTTTAATATTAGGTCACTTAACTGTTCTTCGTTTACAAAATCATCAGACAAGTTTATACCCTCCAGTCCAATCAACCGACTTAGATCTAACTTTATCTGGAAAAAAATCATCTGCATTATCAGAATCTGTTCCACCCCTAGACCAGGTGTGAATATCTATCTCTTTAATTCTATTTCTTTCTGTATTAGATATAGAGTTATATACTGATCCACACATTGCGTCTGCTAAGTCTTTAGACTTTTTCCTAGGATGATCTACACGATTACCTATAATTCTAAGTTCTAATAATTCTTCTAATAATATTTCTATGTGAGGGGCTATTAGTCTTTCTTCATAAAACAACATAGTTAAATCTTCATAATGTTTTTTTGCTACCGACAAAGTTTCAGTCTTTATTCCTACCTGTTTTAATTCTTGTTGAATGTCAAATGATTGCCAACGATCAAAGGTTACTAGTCCTAAGTTAAATCCTTGTCGTCTTAAATCTATAATCCAGTTTTTTACTTCGCTTAAGTCTACTGGTCCTTCACGATGCGGCTCCCACCAAGCAATTGCATCTACAACAACAAATGGAACAATCTGTTCGTAATCATTAAATGATTGAACATTTACCCATTTATCAACATGACTTATTGCTACAGCACACTTGTCATGTTTTTGTGCTAAGTCTGCGTGAACATAATAAACCGTATCTGGGTTTGGCTTAAAGTTAATATCAAATCTTCTTACACTATCTAAAGGATTTCTATTTGATAAACCTTTTTCTATCTTATCTCTTGATTTAAAAAAGGCATCTGATGAAACTGTTGGCATACAAGCAAAACGCATTAAAGCATCACCAGGGTCTGTAAAAAATGCTAATTTAAAATCTTCTATCTTTCTAGTTGGATTCATTTCCCATGTTGGCCTTCTTAGTGCGAAAATTCCAGGGTATTTATAAGATTCAATATGATCTTCATCCCACTCTATTGTAAATTTATTATTAGGATCATCTTCACTTAAGATAGGATTTATAACAAATTCATGTGTTCTTAAAACTGTTTCTTTATCTGCCACAACATCTTCATATCTTTGTGAAATAAAATCACCTTTAAATCTAGGAAATGATAAAAGAATAACTTTACCAAAGTCTGGAAAGCGTGAGTCTACAGAACCTCTAAATGCTTTGTATAGATTATCGGCAGTCTTTCCTTGATCGTTGCCTCCCGCTCCTTCCATTGCAAAGCCAGATATTTCATCAAGTACTGCAAGTATTAAGTTTAGACCTTCTGCTGATTCTCTTTCTGAATGTCCTGAATATACTGTAATTGATTTATTGAATTCAATGTTGTCTACCTTTGCTTCATACTTACCAGCAAACCAAGGAGATCCTTCAATTTTAGATTTAAAACCTTTAAAAAATACATTCTTTGCTTGTTGTGCGTTTACTGCAACGTTAATAAGATCTATTGCATCGTTCGATGGTTTCCCAAAATACCTCGATGGATCTTTGAGGCAAAGAAGTTTATAGACAATATAAGCACAGCCAATGGTAGAAGTATGATCTTTACCACTACCTTTTCCACACATAAGAATAACTTCTTGCTTAGTGTATTTTTTGTAATGTTCATTTCCATTATCCTTTCCTAACCATCTTTCAACATCTTCTTGTTTATAAATTTGACTCATACACTCTACAAGGGTGTACTGATACTCTGATAATTCTGGCTGATTTAAATAATCTTTTCCAGTAACAAATGTTTTAACATCTACTGGCATTTCAAGAAATGGACTTTCATCTAATGCTTCAATGAATTCACTAAAATCAATTGTCAATTACAATCACCTCTGTTTTTATTTCAGAAAGTCTCTTCATAATTTCTTCTCTAATCTCAGGATGACTAGAAGCAATATCTTTTAATATCTTAATTAGTATGTCTTGTTTTCTTTCCATTTCAATAATTTGATCTGCTATTTCCTTATTATCTAATAGCCCTGCTTTTTGTAACATTTCAAGTCTTTTGTTTTCTATATCTGCTATTAATTTGATAGCGGTTGTTTTTGCTGTTAGATTAGCAGTTGAATCTGCAGCATCAATAACTTCATAAGTTTTTTTAATTAAAGATGAATAATGTTGATCAGCACCAGCCAGGGCTTCTTTTGCCCTTGCATTTATGGCTTGGTTATTTGAAACCATGGAACGCCAGTCATTTAAAAGAGTCATAACTCTTGGTCTTGGAATATCTAAAACCTTTGATATCTCAGAAGCATCAGAACCTTTTAGGTATTCTGAAGCAACTTTATTAACCAAGTCTAAGTGCTTTACCAAATCATCATTCATTGTTTAATGTCCTTAATAATACGAGGTATCCAATAAGATCTAAAATAGTATCTTCTGATGCATATTCTTTACCTTTATGTATTCTATTAAGTTTATCATCAATACGAATATACAATTGCTCTTTAGGTTCAGATTTACTAAATATATTAATAGGATGGCTATATGAACTACCATATGATTTATTCTTATTAATAAGTAGTTCTGCTATATCCATACATTCTGCTAATATCTTTCTACCCGCAGGTGCCTGTGTAGATATATCTTTAAGAAACATTAATCTATCTTGAACTTGTTTTTCAAGATCTACTTTAGGATATTCTGCCATGATTACCTTTTTGACTTTCTAAGACCAAACTTGGCAAGGTATACATATATCGTTTCAACAGATGCTCCACATTCTTTTGCAATATCTTCTGGACTTTTCTTATCAACTTGATACCTTTTTGTTAGCCAAGCCTTACTTGTGTACAGTTTCATTTTATCACTATCCTTGTTTCTTGTCAACATTTTTAGGTTCATCTGCAAGTTTGTTCCAGTTATTGATTGCGTACCATCCTATAGCAACGGCATCTGCAACATCATCATCATCAATTTTAGTATCAAAATTTATATTTACCCATCTAATAGTTCTTTGTTTCCTAAATTCTCTTTCTTTTTGTTTATACCAAGAAAATGAATGCTCCCCTGGATTGTCCTGTTTAATTTTTAATTTTTCTTCTTTTGTAAGTTTTTTATTTCCAATCCAATTTTGCCATGCAACTGGTGAGCAAGATACAACTGGTCTGATTTTATACATTTGAACTGATCCAATAATTGCACCTTGAACTAATGCAAGATTCATAGCGGTCTTTTGTGAGTTTGTATATATTGCTGACTCAATAACTACTGCTTCTATA